TAAAAGGCTCATTTCGTAAGGTGGGTAATAGTCTGACTCTGAGCGCATGTAAACGGCCATATTACGGCTTACACCATCAATATATAAATCGCTCCATGATGTACTCGCCCCGCCCCAAAGTGCGTTGTTCCATTCGTTTAAATCCCACTTTGCACCACTACCAAGCAATGTATCGCTAAGCGGTATGTTAGGATCTGCATAGTCGTAATAGCATTTATATTGCGCATCTACCTGCGTTACGCTTTGCATTTCTATAACCAGTTTACGCCAGCGCTTTTTATATTCAGGCTTACCACCACTCATAAACCCTGTTTGGAATGAACTGGCATACACAGCACCATCAAAGCTGTTGCCGCTATCCATTTGGTATACGTAGCCATCTTCGCCACCTATGTAGCACGACTCTTTACCTTGCGCGTTTTCGCCTGACCATGTGCAGTGTGGTGTAAACCCTAAGCGTAATTGCGTATACCCCATCACCTCGCTACCGTACAAGGTAAGTGTAAGCGCGGTTTGGTCACTAAAATAAAGGTGGTACTGGTTTTTTTCGCGTTTGATCATGCTTGCTTTTACATTTTGCAAACGCTGGGTAAGTAAGGTTTGTACTTTTTGGCTTATTGTTGCGCCCTCAAAGTCACCAAACTGTTGCACACGCTCTAGGCGTGTTAGCCCTCTATCATCTAAATAGATTGAGCTACCCATTGATTGAATGGTTTTTTCAAGCGCACCTGAGCGCAGCGCTAAAGACTTAAGCTGAAAATCTGCTGAGCTTGAGCCATAAAGCACGTAGCTTTTATTGCGGGTAAAAATAGCGGTTGTGGCATCAGCTTGCACTTCAATGCCGGTAATTTCTTGGCCTACGGCTATTTCCCCGCCGCCATCAGTAGAGCTAAACTTAAAAGGATCGCCAACTGCTGAATATAAAAAACTGCCCCCTCTAAATGAAAGCAGTAAAATTTGGCTTGGGAGTATATCTAAATGCGTTGGTGCGTCTGGCGTAATAATGCTGGGTATTTGTGTAAACGTTGTGCCGTCAAAGGTAAATGCAGGGTTCTTCCCATCAACCCCATAAATAGCCATAGTACCTGCTGAACCGGTGAAATTACCCTCGCGCACTTCATAGTAGCCATTGGGTAATAGCGCAGGCGTTGTTATTTCTTGCCAGCCGGTAGCGGTTGCTTTGTGTAATTTAGCGGCGCTGTTGTCGGCTGTGTTTCTAAAGGCAAATAAATCACCCTCAAAACCAAACACCCCCAATATGGGGCCCGCCCCTGGCACTTTGTTGATTACGTCGCGGCGCTGTTGCTGCGCCGCTTTTATAGCTACTATGGCTTGTTCAACGCTAGAAAAAGGAAAGCCCGGTAAATTAGCTGCTACTACTTGGCTTGGCGCTGGTTGACCGTCAAAACGCTCATACCCCTGCATGCGCTTATAGCGCCCTGTAGTGGTTATTTCATAATTTATAAGCTCTACACATTCACCTGGCGCAAGCATTTGATCAGACGCGGTTACATTAAGCCCGCCAGCAAGCGCAACGGTTGATACATTGGTATTGCTTGCCATTAGTACAATCTCCCGCTTATGCTAATTTGCGGTAGCTGATCAGCCACTAACTCACTTAGCGCTTGCTCATAACGTGACTCGCTCGCTTGATACAAGCTGGCATCTTCTTCGTGACTTGCGTAATACATAAGCGCCTTGTGCACAATAATATCGTGAAAGCGCTCTGGTATGATTGACTCGTCACTGTCGTTGGTCAGTGGCTCAACGGCAATAGAGTATTCAGCGGTTGCTACAATATCGTTACTTGGCGCAGGATTAATAACAATCACGTTATCAGGCCTTTCCGTGTACTCGGTGGGTAAACCTTGCTGTTCGTTAAGCTGTCGCCTTGCTGCTTTAAACTCTTTCCATGAATAGTAACGTAACGGATAGCCGTTAATATCGAGCATTAACAGGTCTTGTAATGTGCCCGTTAAGTTTAAACTCGCGCCTGTGTACTCAGTTATGCCAGTAGTTAAATTTGCGTTGCCCATTCTCCATAAGAAAAACCAATCACCGTGTAGGCGTTGAATGTCTAGATCTGCTTGACGCACCCATTCAACCACCTTTTGTAATATCGCCTTTTGATTAAGCACAGATTCTGGGCCCGAGCCGGATATTCCCGACTCTTGCCTAACCCGCTGGCATAGCTCCAAAAACGTCATGTTTTTAGTCTACAGTCTTAACAACGTTAAATTTGTAACGCTGTTCTTTGCGCCCTTCCATTTCGCGCTTACCTTTAACACGGCGGTACTTGGTTTGCACTGCGTTTTTAAGCACGTCGTATACGCCGTATGGGACTTTTACGCCCTCTTCTACGTCGTATTGAATTTGGTAGTTTTTACCGTTAAAGCCCACAATACAGTGTGTTTCTTCTTCGGCATCTTCATCAGTGTTAATTGATGGCGGTGTATGAATGCGCAGGTATACAAAGCGTGGGTTTTTCTTTGGCGCCTGTTCTTTGTCTGCATCGTCATTATTTTGAGCGTTGTTGCCATTACCAGTATCGCCCTCGTTACCAGCATCGTCATCGCCTGCATCATCACTTGCAATGCCTAGTGACTTTTCAAGCTTACGAACTTCGGCAATTAACTCATCACGGCTAAATTTTGATTCGTCTAACTGTGCGCCCAATGCTTGTGCTGCGTATGCAACTAATTCAGCTTTATTTGTTTTAGAAGTAATTTTCATTATTTGCTCCAATGGCATAATAAAAAAGCCCAGCGGGTTAGGCTGGGCTTTGGTTGGGTGTTGTTAATTAGTCTTGAGGATTCTCAAGCGCCGTACATTCTAAACGCACCATCCATAAGTCGTTTAGAATTTTAGCCACATAGAACGTTTTCCAAGACACTGAACCAGTTTGGCCTAGTTCGTCGCCTTTTTCTGGCTTGCCTGGGTTACGTACCATTGGCTTAATTGCGCCGCCTGCGTCTTTATTGCCTTTAAGTGCAATGTGACCAAACGCGTGCTGACCCATAATAAGCACAGGGTAAACGTCGGCACTTGTGCCCGTGGTTGATACCGCTTCGGTAGCGCCTGTTCCTTTAGCGCCGCCTGCGTCTGCCCATGAGTTAAACAGTGGCGATGCAACAAAACGTACATCCTCAATGCTGCCCACTTCTTCTGCGCAAATTGGTTTACGTGAGCCGTATTCAGCCACTGGCACAAAGCCTTTCACTGAACGTAAGCTTGCTACAATATCCGTGTGACAGATGCCCACGAACGCCGCTTCAATCGGCGTGGTGCCAATCATTGGCGAACCAGACAGGATGCTAGTTAAGCGCTTAGCTTTGTTAGACATAAGCGAGCGAACCGCTTTACGAATAGAGCCAAGGCCAATCGTTGCAGTTACTTCGTTACGTGCTGAACCATTAGCGTAAATAACGTTAGTGCCACCAATTAGCTCACCAAAACACACGGTTTCAATGGTTTCTGCTGCTTGCTCACCAGCCATCATTGCCATATCAGAGCCTACCGGATCTTCGTGCAAATCATGCACAACGTCGGTTAGCTCCATCCAATCGCCGTATTGTTGCAACGTGGCTTGCACGCGCTCATAGCGAAAGTTAGAACCCGCAGGGCGAACGCCCTCTGCTAGCGGTGTGGTTGCTAACGGCAACGGTACAGGTCGGCGGAATTTAATCACTTTTGATGCGTTTTTAGGCATCGGCTTGTGATCGCCCATTTTGTTTAGTACAAGAATTGGCTCAGCGTGCTCTAGCATTTTCATTTCTGCAAAAACGCCTGCTTCAACTCCTAAATCACCATAATTATTGCTCATGGTTTAAGCTCCTATTTTTTCTTGGATGCAAGATGTGTAAATAACTGGACGGGATCGACGTTATTCGGATCGGTTTGTATTTGGCGCCCACTGCCCTTTTTGGGTATGGTTGCGTGATCGGATAACGACGGTTTTACAGCGCGGGCTCTGCCGGCGCTGCCTTTGTAAAGATTCAACAACGCAATGTTGTCAGCGGCGTGTAAGCTGCCAGCCATGGCTTTAACAGAGTCAGGCTGAGTGTTTACCCAATCGTGAAACTTCGAGTCGCTAGCAATACTCTGAAAATCAGGGTGTACTTGTTGGAGTCGTTGCAATTCAGATTGAACATGCTGTTGCTGCTGCGCTTGCTGCTGCTGCGTATGCATTTCGTTAAGCGGGTTTAGTCGCTCTTCAAATTGCTGCGTTAGCTGCTGCTGCGTGCGTTCTAGTTGTTTCTTTAAATAGCCGGCTACTTCGGGCCACTCTTGTTCGACCTCCTCAAAGCTCATACCCTCAAGGTCGTCGGCAGTAGGGCCGTCGCCGGTTGGCTTACCTTGTTGCTCTGCACCCTCAACTAGCTTTTGGTACTCAGCCACTTTGTTATTGAGCGCCTGAACACGGCCAGCGTTAGCCTTGTGGTCGTTTTGCAACTTGCTGTGGTTAGCCTGTAGCGTTAAAAACTCATTGCGTAGTGATTCATCTACTTGCGACCATGGATCGTCATCGGCTTGGCCTTGCTCGGTGTCGCCTTGGTCGTTTTCTACTGGATCAGTATCGCCGTCGTTTTCTTCGCTGTTGTCCAGCGCATCATCATCACTTGCTTGCTTAGAGTCGTCAGAGTCTTGGCTTGCTAGTGCTGTAAATAACGCTGCCGCATCCTGCTCTTGTTCTTGATCAGGATTCGGGTTTTCATTTTGATTGCTCATGGTTTTTTCCTGTGAGTGCTTTCTTGCAGTCATAAAAAAACCCACGGCAATGCGTGGGTTCTGTGTGACAGATAGCTAAATGCTACGTGTCTGATTCTGTTTGTGTTAAACGGGCTGGATAACCGTCTAGTATGTCGTCAATCTGCTGTATTTTACCGCGCAGTTGGTCGGATTGTTTTTCTATATTTGATTGTATTAACTGCTCAACTAAGTCGTGCCTATCTTCGTTTAGCTGCTTTTTAATTTTTACCCATGTGCTGGTTGTTACAAAGCTCATAATTAATCAAGTCCGTAGTTAGCCGTTTGGCCTGCTTGCTGTTTTATTTTTAGCTCAGCGCTAAACTTGGCCCAATCTTGCTCGTTTTTAGCTTGTACTTTTTTCAGCTCAACAATTAACTTTTCACTGCTTAGCTTTTCATTTTGCGTGAGCTTCATTAGTTCAACACGCTCTTTGCTTTGCTGTGCTTGCATTTCAGCGGCTAGTTGCTGGTATTTAATCTGTATGTTTGCTTGTTGCTCTTGGCTATCTAGCTGGGCTTTTTTGTCAAACATTTGTGAGTCAAATTCTTGCTTAGCTTGTAGCTGCTGCATGCGTAGCTGCTCAACCATCATCGCGGGGTCTTGTGGCTGTCCCTCGCTTTGCTCTGCTTGTTGTTTTTGGTATTGCTCTAATTCATCATCAGTAGGAATAATAGAGCTTGGTAAACCTTGCGTTTTAACCCACTCGCGTAATATATCAACCGCTTTTAGTTGTAATACCGGTGCAAATACAGGGTTGCTACCTGCTACGCTCATAAAGTTGGTAAGCGCCTGCGCTTGGGTTTCTTTAACGAGTAACGCGCTTGTGCCGCGTGCATCTACTTGGTAATCGCCTTTAATGCTGCTGTCGTCGTTATAGCTCATGTTCCAATGATAGAAATCGCTGATCATCGGCTCAGTAATATTATCGTCCCAATCTTTTACTTGGCGCCTGCGCACTGTGTTAGCTGCGTTCATTAGCATACTCATGCCGCCTAGTGTTTGAGTTGATTGGCCTTGCTCGCCTTGCTGTAGCATTGGCACGCCCGACACCTCATCAAACAACACGCGAGCAACTTGGTAAACGCCCTGTAATTCGTTTAGGTGGCTGTTAAACTCAACGGTAGTAAATACTTTGCGTATGTCGTCTGTACCGCCTGTCATGTTCCACTGTTTAAATGGGGTTATTTCCCAGTCACCATCAGCAGGTTGTATGTGTTTTTTGTTAACGCCGATTTGTGGACCTGCGGTAATACCGCCGTTATCCAGCATCATGCGCCATGTAGTATTTAAAATGCCTTGCTCGTCTCGCACCATACGCGGTATGCCGTAACCAAAAATGCTTGAGTCGTCAGGTTCCCAATTAAACACACGATATGGCATGTAGCCCTCGTAGCTCATTAGGTGAACGCGTGCGCCCATAACAATGCCGCCGCAATAAAACACGGTAGCCATGGTTTCTTCGCCGCTCATTTCGTCAATAAACGCAAGCGCTTGTTCTTCATCTTCGGGTAAGTCAATTGCACCCACATCAATTAACACATCGTTATCTATAGGGCCGTGGTATTCCCATGTTTCATAGCGACTATCGTTAATGGTGTCGCTTAGCCCTGCAAGCTTGCGAACATCATCTTGGTAACTGGTTGTATGCTGTGTTTGCTGTGAGGTCATTTTAAGCACGCGCTTAACCTGATCTGCTTTAAAGCCTTTGCGCTGTGGTAGTTCTGCTATTTGCTGCTTGCTCATGTAGCGGCGCTCGAACACGAACTCGGCTTCGCTTATTTCACTGGCTGATAAGTCAGGAAAAAAGTCCCAAGGGCGCACAACTTCAACGCCTGGCGTAAAGGACTCTTTTAGCTCAAGTACAAATTCACCATTTTGCTCTGTGTAAGCTTTGTTTAGCTTACCCATAACAACGGGACCTTTTAATATACCGGTGCCAACTACACATGCATCGTGTATTGCTTTACGAGAACGGCTGTTGTATTTGGTTTCAACTAGCTGATCTTCAATAGTCAGCTCCATGTTTTCGCAGCGCTCTTTGGCTATTTCGATTTCACGCTCAGCCAAGTCGCCTTGCGTGATTGGGTTGCCCTCTTCGTCTTGGTACTGCTCGCCGTCAATTTCTACAGGGGTTTCATTATCAAGCTTTGCGGCTAGTTCTGGTCTTGGTGTTGGTTTAATGCCGTAGTTTTTATCGTCATTAGGGAATAGCAAATCAACTAACTGCGACTCGCCTGCATTTGTTTTAGCGCGGGTAAGCTTTATAAATGGGTGCGAGCGCTTTGCTTTTTTAAGCGCGTCGATTGTTTCGTCGTCTAATTTGCCATGGTAATTTTTTAAATCTTCCACCATGCGGCTATCAATCACAGTACGATCGTTAATAACCTGCGTTAACTGGCGCTCAAGCTCCATAGCAAGCATATCGATTTTATTGTCTTTATCGTAATCGTGCTCGTAGTCTTTCGGTTCTTGTTTCATTTAATACCCGCTAACTGAATCAGCTATAATTGATTGGTTGCTTTCGCTGTTGGCTAAGTGTTGATCTAACCATGCGTAATTAATTTCACCCTGCGCGCCTTGGGCAAGGTATTGAAGGCTGTCTGCTATGTGACTAAATTTGTTCTTATCTGCGGCTTCTGCGTACTTCTCGCCACTTACGTTTAACCGCCTAAACTGATAGCCGCCGTTAAATCCTTTGCGCAGCACTTCGCAGCACCTGCTAAGCTCAAATGCTTGCACGCCGTCAATGGTGTTCATTAAAAATTCGTTTACAGACTCCCAGCGGCGCAGGGGAATGTTTGTGGCCGTTGGGTAAGTAGTTAGCTTGTATTCGTCGTTTAATATGCCTATTGGGCTGTTCTCGTCGTTTCCTGACTTGGCAACACCACTTGGATCGCCGTAGGCTTCCATATCTTTAATATCAAACGTTGGGAAATCTTTCTTTAAGCAGGGTATTACTAATTGGTCCATGAATGACCGAATACCCATGCTAGTTGCTATTAGCTCGCGCAGCACTCGCAACTTACCGTTTGGCATTAACTGCCCGATAGTGCAGGCTGGCGTTCTACCAAAGTCAAAGCCAAGTAAAAGCTTATTAACCGATGGGATAGGCAATAACTTGTGTTCTGATACATGCACTGCATCATTCCACACACCTTGATAAATTGGCTTGCCGGTTGATACGCTGCCGTACTCGTTAGCTAAGTTAACCCTGATCCAATCGTCCTTTTTACCTTGCACTTGGTTAATGTAGTAACCATCTGGCAAGTTATTAATGTTTTCGGCGTTTGGATTTGGCTCCCATGTAGTGACGCGTGCGTTAGGTGGCCCCGTTACTGTACCAATCACACCGCCTGGTTGACGCAAGAATGTCCAGCCTTTGGGGTGTTCTTTTTCTGCTAATTCGTAATACCAGTGATCGGTATCAGGCGCGTTAGTATCGCCTATAATGCCATGCCAACTTGGTGCAATATCCTTGGGGTAACGTCCGTGTCGCCCGTCGCACATATCAACTATGGCTTTATCTAGCTCCTTGACTTCGTTTAGCCAAAACCCTGTGGCCTGTAGCCCTCGCAGCTTTCTTACTGAGTCGGGCCTATCCAATGCCAAAAACACCACCTCTGCAATTACTCGCGTGCCATCTTCTAGATCAAAGTCTAGATAGTGGGTAGGTGGAAAGTCCTTATTAAACTTGCCTAGCTGTGTATGCTCATTGTGATACAAGTCAGACCAATCTTTTATTGTTGTGCCTGTTAAGTCAGGGTACGTATTTCTTACCGCTATCCAACGGCTTTTACGCGAGCCGTGTGCGTCGGGCGCTTGTTCACATATTTGGTCAAACACACGCATGCACGATACAGTTGTTTTACCTGAGCCAAGCGGGCCCATAATTAGCGTTACACGGTCACGGCCAACATAATACTGATCGAGTACGTCACCTTGCGGCGCATACAAAAATTCATAAGTAGTTTGAGACACACGCGCTTACTGCTCTTTCTTCTTGCGACCCGTCATATCTTTAACAACAACAAGCGGGCGCTTATCATCAATAACGAGTTTCTTAGTGAACATTTGTAGGTTTTGGCCTAGCAGGCGCAGTGCATCAATCTTGTCATTGAGCTTGTATTCAGTGATTGTGGCTACTTCGCCATCATCACCATCGCTTTCACTGCGCACTTTCATGCCTGCAATAACGCTAGCCGCATCATCGCTCAAACTTTGTATTGGAATAGGGTTGCCGTTGGCATCAAAGAACTGGCGTGCATCCATAAAACCTATTTTTGCAAGCTCCTGAACAATGCGGTCTACGGTTACATTGTGCGGCTCAGTTAAGTCGTTAAGCATTTCGTTAATGCGTGACTCACATTTTTTATATACACGCGTAGCTTGCTGTTTGGCCGCTTGCTTTTTATAGCCAGCACGAATAGCCGCTTCGCCTTTACTTCTATCAACCATAAATTCATAGCAGTACAATCGTTCAAGCGTTGTGTAGCCCGACCAATCGTATTCTTTGAATTTAGGCATTCACTACCTCAACGCTGATTGTGCTTTCTTTACCGCCGCAACTAACTCTAACACCTAGTGCCGCCGCGTCTGTTTCTGTTTGCCATGAGCGCTTTAACTCTGTACCGCTGCTAAACTCAGTGGTTACTTGGTCTGATTGCTGAACATACACATAGTTATCGCTCTTGTTTTGAATGCGCAGCACAATACCAACGGCAACCGCATCAAATCCTGCTTGCTGGTTCAATAGCACTATCAAGTCGTTGTCTTGATTTGGCTTTACAATAATATCTGGTCTGGTTATAGACATTGGTTTAATCCTGCGTTAATTCTTCGGGTGGTGCAAAGTGGTTCATAATTTGTTTGGTTTGTTCAAGCGAGCAAACAAAGGGTCCTATTTCACCTGCGCCAATCGCGCTTATAGTTTGCTCGGCTGTTAGCTCTTTAAATTCAGCTGTTGGGTATTGC